CGGAGGCCTTGTGCTGACAAGGGTACCAGAAGAAATCGCGCGTCAACGAGAAGAGTATTATAGACAACAAGCTCAAGATCAAGTTGATGCAACTGATAACGATTTACTGAAGGAACAGGATAGAAGGATGCCTATCGATATTGATAGAACATCTCGTACCTTCGGTGGCAAACGATAGTTAGAAAAATTTAACGATCCAAACCAACGAAATATAACGTTAACCGTAAAACTGCGGATAGTAGTTTTACATAAGGAGAAACAATATGGCAAATGCGTCAACAGTTGGGTTTGGATTCAGACCCATTAAAAAAATTGCGCAGAACGATAACAATGCCGCTTTAAGTGAGTATTCAGTTGCTGCTTCCTCTGCTTTAATTTCACACGCATGTATGGTGAAATTAACTTCGGATGGTGTAGTACTGGCTGCTGGAAATACTGATGACCACAATCTCGGTACACTTAACGGTGTGTTTTACACTGACGCAACAAGCAATAAACCTACTTTCTCAAACTTTTCGCCTGCAAGTAACACTGCAACGGATATCGTAGCGTTCATCAATGATGACCCTATGCAAATGTTTGAGGTAATGTCTGCTGATACAGCTTTCAACCAAAACGAGGTTGGACACTGTGCAGACCAGGTAAACGATGTAGGAGTTACACCGTTGTTTATTTCGAAATCAAAAATTTCGGCAACAACGTCTGCTTCTATAGCACAACTAAAAATCTTGGGAGTTTCGAGAGATCCTGATCATTCTGATACTACTGAGGGCGGTTTCGCTCTTAGAGTTCAGATCAATGAGCATATCTTAGGAAACAACCGAGCAGGGGTATAAGGAGAATAAACTATGGCTATATCACGTAATCAACTAGTTAAAGAACTAGAGCCGGGTTTGAACGCCTTGTTCGGCCTGGAATATAAATCTTATGAGCAGCAATGGTCTGAGATTTACACAACTGAGTCATCTGACAGAGCTTTTGAAGAAGAAGTTATGTTGTCAGGTTTCGCACAAGCAAAAGTAAAACCAGAAGGTTCTGGCGTATCTTTTGACAATGCGCAAGAAACTTTCACAGCTAGATACACTAACGAGACAATTGCTCTCGCTTTTGCTATCACTGAGGAAGCTATTGAAGATAACCTGTACGACAGACTTGCTTCTAGATACACAAAAGCATTAGCAAGATCGATGGCGAGCACGAAAAATGTTAAAGGAGCATCAACATTAAACAATGGAAATCCTGGTGGAACATTCACTTCAGGAGATGGTGTAACTTTATTCAACACAGCACACCCAACAATTGCTGGAACGTTCTCGAACACGCTTGCTACAGCGTCTGACTTAAACGAAACTTCATTAGAACAAGCATTGATCGATATCAACGCTTTTACTGATGAAAGAGGTTTAAAAATTGCAGCTAAAGGAGTAAAAATGATTATTCCTTCTGCTCTGCAGTTTGTCGCTGAGAGATTGATGAAATCTCAAGGTAGAACGTCAACAGCTGATAATGATATCAACGCAGTAAGATCAATGGGTATGATTCCTCAAGGATACAGAGTGAACAACTACCTAACTGATGCGGATGCGTTCTTTATCCTTACAGATGTGCCTAACGGTATGAAGCACTTTAACAGAGCTCCACTTACAACTAAGATGGAAGGGGACTTTGATACTGGCAATGTTAGATACAAAGCTAGAGAAAGATACGTATTTGGCGTATCTGACCCTAGAGGTATCTTCTCATCTCCAGGTGCTTAATCAGTAAGCAACTAAATATTTAATGGGGCCGGACACAATTCGGCCCCATTTTTTTTGCAACTTATGGAAACTATGGAAAAACCTTACAAAATCAAAATCAGAGCATATGGATACTGGACAGAATTTGATGTCAAAGCTATTAATGATGGCAAAGCATTAGAAGATGCGATAGTTGACAAACTAGGAAAAAATGATATAGTTTGGGACAAATCAGACTTTTATAGTCTGGCTAAAACATGGTTAACATACGAGGAGATTGTAAATGATTCAAGACCTTTACAAACAAAAAACGTCCTTGGAGTTGAACTGGCAACAAGAGCATAATATACACGGTAGATATACTCTTGATATGGTCAGAATTGATAGCAAGATAAGACAAGTTATCAATGAAATTAAGCATGAAGAAGCTAAGATTGCTACTAGAGAAAATGCAATTGCTGATTCGGCTCCACAAGTTTCAGTAGCTACTTAATAACAAGCTACATCGTTGGAATAAATCCACTCCACATTACAGGCTCTCTTGCACTCTACTTAAAATAAGAGTATAAGTTTTTCACTATACAATTAAATAGAATACTGACGCGTATAGTCGACGGCCTAGAGACAGTATTCGTAAACTAGGAGGATATGATTATGGCAATAACACGTTTTAGAGGACCAGTTCTGCAAGGTAAATTTAACGAAGCAGGTTTAACTGGGTTTAATCTAGAGAACAAACAAGCTAACTACACAGTAGCAAATGCAGATACTGGTAAAACTTTTACATCATCAACTGATGGTGTTGTATTTACTTTACCTGCAATCACTATCGGAAGAGTATTTACTTTTGTAAATACTGCGCAAGATGGAGCTAATACTTTAACGATTAGTCCAAATGCGAATGATGGTATTTTGTATGCTGGATCTTTAACAGACGACAAAGATCTTATTAATACAAAAACAACATCAAAAGTTGGTGACTTTGTAGTATGTGCATCTTTGAACTCAACAGCACATTGGACAGTTGTTGATGTACAAGGTGTATTTGCTAAAGAAGCATAATAAGTAATTAGTGTGGGCTTCGGCCCACACGAAATTTTAAGGAGAATAAAAATATGTCAAGTTCATTAACAACAGTTAAACAAACTATACCTTTAACTGCAGATGGTTTAGCGCAGAAGTATGTTAATACATCTGCAACTACTATTACTAAAGCTAGAATCATGAGTGTTTATGGTCAAGCAACAGCAGCGGATGCTGAAATAAAAATTTACGATGAAGCAGATAGTTCTAAGACAGCTTCTAAATTAGTATTTCACGGTAAATTCTCAACTGCTGAGAACCATGTGCATAATTTTGATATCGCAGGTCAAGGTATCAAATGTGATGCAGGTATGTATGTTGATTTAACTAATTGTGATTTTTGTACGATCATAGGCGCGTTTACATAATAGAGGTAGCCAATGGCAAATACTACTTCGGGTGCTTATACTTTTGATAAAACCTTTGCGATAGATGATATCATAGAGGATGCGTACGAGCGTATTGGTTTACAAGGTGTATCCGGTTATCAATTAAAAACTGCAAAAAGATCTCTTAATCTATTATTTTCAGAATGGGGTAATAGAGAAATACATTATTGGGAAGTTGCTAATCAAAACGTACCTTTAGTAAACGGCGTAAACACATATACATTTTTTAGAACTACAGCTGATGGAACGCAGACAAGCAGAGTAAGCACTACGTTATCGGCTAACATAGCTTCTACATCCGTTACAACTGGAATAACTTTAACATCAATTTCTAACCTTCCTACAAACGGTTTATTATTAGTAGGAACAGAACAGATAGCTTATACAGGTTTTTCATCTACAGAATTAACAGGCGTTGTTAGAGGAGCAAACGGAACAACGGCTGCTACTCACACAAGTGGAGATGCGGTAAATCAATTTGTAAGTGGTATGGATGATATTTTAGAAGCTAGTTATAGAAATGCTTCTAATGTTGATGCACCCTTAACAAAAAGAAGTAGATCACAGTATCAAGCTCTTGCTAATAAAACAGACACAGGAACACCAACTCAATATTTTGTAGAAAGATTTATTGATAGAGTTACGATGACTTTATATTTAACACCAGGAGCTTCAGAAGCTGGTCACCACATTAATTTTTATTATCAAAAAAGAATACAAGACGTTGGAGATGCATATACAAATGCAGCTGATGTGCCTTATAGATTTGCACCTTGTATGACTGCAGGTTTAGCATTTTATCTATCTCAAAAATATGCACCGCAAAGATCTCAAGAATTAAAACTTTATTACGAAGATGAATTAAAAAGAGCACTAGCAGAAGATGGCTCTGCATCTAGCACATTTATAGCGCCTAAAACATATTACCCGGGAACTTAACATGGCTGCTTACGCACAAGGTAGATACGCATTAGCTATATCAGACAGATCCGGTATGGCATTTCCCTATAATGAAATGGTTAGAGAATGGAATGGTGCATTTGTTCATTTTTCAGAATTTGAACCTAAACAACCACAGCTTGATCCTACGCCAATTAGTGCTGATCCGCAAGGTTTAGAAAGAGCAAGACCTTCAAGAGTAGCTTTACCAACACCAGCTGTTTTAAATCTTAACCCGATTGCAACAAACGGAACTACAACAGTAACTATTACTCAAGACAGACATAAAAGAAAAACAGGAGATTTTGTAAGACTCTATGATGTAAAAGAACCTGTTGGAGGTTTAAGTATTGCAGAACTAGAATTAGCTACAACGTTAAAAACAGCAATAAATGCAACTGATACAACAATTGTATTAAATGACTCTACTAAATTTCCTGGTTCAGGATACATTTGCATTATATCATCTGATCCAACAACAAACTTAGATACAACAGAAACAATAAAATATACTGCAAATAACACAGGCACTGGCACGTTAACTGGTGTGACTAGAGGATCTTCTTCTCCGTCTTATGGAGCAATACCTGTAGCTACAACAGCGGCAGCTCATGCCGTAGGAGATAAAGTTTTTGGGTCGAGAGAAATAACTATTGTAGAAGAAAGCTTTATAAATGATGCTAATTCTACAGAAACATTTAGTAATAAATTCACTTTTGTGGTAAATTCTACACCATCTACACAAACTGGGGGTGGATACTTTGTATTTGGAGGACCAGTAAACGATAGAGCTTAATTATGTCAGGAATTAGTTATAACACTTTAGTTACACAAATTAGAAACTACACAGAAGTAGATGCTAATGTTTTGACTACAGATATTTTAGAAAACATTATCTTAAATGCACAACAAAGAATTTTTTATGATATTCCTATTGATTCAGACAGATTTGTACAAGAAGGTACAATGTCTGCAGGGAACAATTCTATAAATGCTCCAGCTGGAGCTTTGTTTATTAGAGGCATAGAAGTATTTAATTCTACGAGTGCCACAACAGGCCCTGGTCAATGGTTAGAGAAAAAAGATCAAACGTATTTATCTGAGTATGTAAATAGAACCACTGGATCAGAAGGTGGAGTTTCTGGTAAAACGGTAACAGGATTACCAAAATACTATGCTATGTTTGGTGGTGCTACAGGTCTAAGCGATACTACATCTGGGGCTATGTATTTTGCTCCTACACCAGACCAAGCTTACAAATTTAGAATATATTACAATAAAATGCCTGCTACTTTAGAGTCTAGTAATCAGACTAATTATATCAGTTTGAACTTTCCTCAAGGTCTTCTATATTGCTGTTTAGCTGAAACTTATGGCTTTTTAAAAGGCCCAACGGATATGTTGACATTATATGAGCAAAAGTATAAACAAGAAATACAGAAGTTTGCGGGAGCACAATTAGGTAGACGTAGACGAGACGACTATACGGATGGAACAGTAAGAATCCCAGTCAAGTCCCCGTCACCATAAGAGGATAAAATATTATGGCAATAACATCGGCAATATGCAATAGTTTTAAACAAGAAATTTTAGTAGGCACACATAACTTTACTGCGTCTTCTGGAAACTCATTTAAGATAGCTTTATTCACAAGCTCAGCAACTTTAAGTAAATCAACAACTGCTTACACAGCACCTTCAGATGGTTCAGCATCTCCAACTAACACTCACGAAGTTAGCTCAGACGGAACTGGATACACAACAGGTGGAAATGCTTTAACAAGTACGACACCAGTTTTATCAGGCGATACAGCGTGTTGTAAGTTCGCAGACACAAGTATCAGCTCAGCTTCTTTTACAGCAAGAGGATGTTTAATATATAATTCTTCTCAGTCTAACAAAGCGGTTTGTGCTGTTAACTTTGGTGCTGACAAAACTGTAACTAGCGGAACTTTTACAATTCAATTCCCAGCTCAGACAGCAGGCAACGCAATCGTTCAGATAGCTTAGGAGGGTTACCATGCCCGATGTATCTTCAGGATGGGGTCGACTTACCTGGGACCAATCCTCATGGGGAGGCTCAACCGTTTTAGCTCAAGGTTGGGGTGCTAAATCTTGGGGAGATTCTGAATGGGGTCAACTCAGCGACGAAACAATCACACTTACAAGTTTATCTTCAACAACAGCTGTTGGAACTTTATCTGTAGAGATAAGACCCGGTTGGGGTACATTATCTTGGGGTATTAATGGTTGGGGTTCTGTAGAAGAAGCTAACGAAACATTACCAGGATTTGTATTAACATCAGCCGTAGGATCAATAGTTCCAGCCGATCAAGTTATGGGGCTAACAGGTCTGTCTTCTACAAGCGCAGTTGGATCTTTATCTATCAATACAAGTTTATCTTTAACATTACCAAACCAGGGTTTAATATCTTCGTTAGGTCTTTTAGGAACAGAAGATTCTGTAGGTCTATCTGGTCAATCTGCAACTTCTGCAGTTGGAAGCATTACTGCTTCTCCAGAAACTTTTGCAAGTCTTTCAGGATTAGGTTTATCGTCAACAAGTTCTGTTGGTGATATTGAAATAACATCAAATTTAATTTTACCTGTATCTGGTCAATCTTCAACTGCGTCTGTGGGAAGTATTTCACCAGCGGATGTAATGGGATTAACTGGTTTATCTTCAACATCTGCTATTGGTTCTTTAACTACAGTTCAAGTAACTAACGCAAGTCTTGTAGGATTAGGTTTATCATTAACAGCTGAAGTAGGGGCATTTAACGCTATTCTAGGATATGCTGATGTAGATCCTGTATTGACGGCCAGTTATTCTGATGTTACTAGAACAACAAATGCAAGTTATTCGAACGTAACAAGGACTTCTGGCGCTAGTTATACGGATGTTGACAGTGTAGGCTAGATGAAATATATATTAACAATAA